TTGGTGGTATTAAGGTTGGTGAGAATCTAACAGTTGAATCTGACGGTACTCTTAATGCTGTTCAAGGTTCTTATACTTTACCACAAGCTACTAATAACGTTTTAGGTGGCGTGTATGTTGATACAACTCTATCTAGTAGTTCAGAGAATCCTGTACAGAATAAAATTGTAAATAATTCTATTAATAATCTATCAGGCAGCTTAAATACTCTAGAATCTTCGATTAGTTCTATAACATCAAATGTATCAACGTTATCTCAAAGCGTAACTGATTTAAGTACTTCTCTAGCTGCGACTGATGCAACTCTTACGGAAGCTCAAGGCAATATAAGCACTAATACCGATAATATATCCACTAATACCTCTAACATATCTTCACTTCAATCTAGTGTTTCAACGTTAAATTCGAATGTCACAACGCTTCAAGGTGAAGTAATTGCTATTAATCAAGGTTTTGCTCAGGTTCAATCTTCTATCGCTTCCCTTCTAGTAGATACTAATATCAGTTATGGCTATGGTGATATTGATCCATCTGTTTGGACTGGTGGTAGTATCCAAGCTATTGCTAAAGGCCTTAACGGATATATGCAGGTAAATTTAACAGGAAATCTAACCTTAGCTGCAGGTGGTAGTTTTACTATTTATAACTTTGATGATTTCGCTATTAAATATGATATGCTAAATACAGTATTTACTGATGAAGGTGTAGCTGTTTTATCAGTTCAATCAAATGGCAATATTGTGATTATGAATCCAACGTCGTCGTCTATGAGCATTCATACCATTACAGGCATTGCACCTTTCATTATTAATGTAACCTCATAAGGAGTGATTATGAGTCTATATGGCACAGACCAGTCTAACTGGCAACCAAACAAAATAACCGATGGTGATTTTATCATCTGTAAGGCAACTGAAGGTACGGGTTATGTCGATCCGACATGTGATCCAAAATACCAAATGAATAAGGCTGCAGGTAAACTACTTGGTGTATATCATTTTGCACGCCCTGAATGGAATAGCGCAGAAGCTGAAGCTGAATTTTTCGTGAATAATATCAGAGGGTATATCGGTGAAGCGATTTTAGTTCTTGACTGGGAATCGCCAAACAAGTGGGATGTCGCGTGGGCTAAACGCTGGCTAGATAAAGTTAAAGAATTAACAGATGTTAAGCCATTAATCTATATGTCTAGTTCGGTAACATTCGAACATGATTGGTCGAGCGTTGTAAATGCTGACTATGGTCTGTGGGTAGCAAATTACGGTAACAATGACGGCTCGAATCATGGCTGCCCTGCTGTAGGCTATTGGGGTATTGTTGCGATGCACCAGTACACCAGTAAGCCACTAGACAAAGATATTTTCTTTGGCGATGCTAAAGCTTGGCGAGCATATGCCAGTAGCAAAGGAGAATCAAAGCCAGCTCCAAAGCCAACGCCGAAACCTGAACCGAAAAAAGAATATTATACTGTACAATCAGGCGATAACCTTTGGGCGATCAGCCAGAAATATGGAATGAGCTTAGCACAATTGATTGCATTGAATCCACAAATTCCAAATCCAGATTTAATTTATCCAAATCAGAAAATAAGGATTAAATAATGGCACAGTATAACGGATACGTTAATGTTCCACACAATACTTATGATGAGTTTAGAAACGCAACGCTAGGCAACGGTTACAATGTCGATTATTTTTTTGGCAATCAGTGCTTTGACTACGTGTCCTTGCTCTACCATCAATACGGTTTAACTTTAATAACTAGAGCTGGCGGTGGTGGAGCTTGCGATTGCTGGAATATATCAAGGCAAGCGAACTCACGCGACCCATTTATTTCGTTAGTTGGTAAAGCAAATGTTAAACGTGGCGACGTTCTAGTTTTTGATGCTAATCCATTTTCTAGTGCTGGCCATATATGTATAGCTGACGAAGATTACAAGCCTGCAGGTATTAGAACGATTGAGCAGAATGGTAATAATCCAAGCGCGCCTGTAAGCTTAGGTTCGACTAATTTCAATTATTTCTTAGGTATATTTCGCAATACTAAATGGGATCATACGTCGCCGCAGCCTGAGCCTGAAGATAAAAAAGGCTCTAAAAGAGATAAATTCCCTTGGGTAATTGGTTTAAATCATTGGTATAATAAACGTTAACAGAAAGGTGTTATAATAAAATTATGAGTGACGAAGAATTAACTAAACTTATGGATTCGATGCAGGATAAACTCGGAGCTGAAAACTCCGCGCTGATTGCTGACGATCTTGGTGTGTTAATCTCAGGTAACGCTGCTACTCAGCAGTCTTTGAAAGCCAAAGACGAAGAAATTGCACGCCTGACGGCACACAACGAGAAATTAATTCTCGCAAACGGTAATCTGCTCAAACAGATACCAGTGGAGCACAGCGAACCGAAAGCGTTTGAAGATGAAAAGCCTGCGCAAGCTATTAATCTTGCAGATGCCTTCGACTCTCATGGTAGGTTTAAACATTAATAAGGAGATATAACATGAATCCTTCTGCAGGACTTGTTACCGCGCTTAACAAAATGCGCGAAATGAGCGTTGCTGATGGTAGCATTTATCATCAGTATTTCCCGATCGTTGATGCCAATACCACCATTGGTGATTTTGGTGCTCCAATGTTCGGTTCTAACTATCAGGCAGTTCAGGAGAGCTTCTTTGGCCTTCTCAAGCAGATCGCTTACGTTGCTACTCAGACTCGCATTTTCAATAACCCTCTTGCACAGCTCGAAGGTGATAACATTCCTCTTGGCTGGGCTGGTGAAGAAACGTACATCAATCCAGTCAAAGGCCGTCAGTTCGATGTAAATGACTTTGCTGGTATTCTTCAGAAGTACGAAGCCGACGTTAAGGTTCAGTACCTAACCGTTAATATGGATCTTCAGTACCCTGTTACGATTACTCGCGATAAGATTCGTCAGGCCTTCACTTCATGGGATGATCTTGAGAACTTTATCAACGGTATCGTAAATGCTTTGTACAATGGCGCATATATTGGTATGTTCCAATATACCAAGGCTCTCGTTACTGGTGCATATGCTGCTAACAAGGCTGCCATTCAGACCTTTACTCTTCCAACCAACGAAGCTACTGGTAAAGCATTTGTTAAGAAACTTCGCGAGCTTCATACGCTCTTCCAGCTTCCTTCTACTTCTTACAACGCATGGCAGAAGGTTGGTGGCGCAGGTCGTCCAGTTACGACTTGGTGTGCTCCTGAAGATATCATGCTAATTATTCGCGCTGATATCCTCGCAACCATCGATGTCGATGTCTTGGCTGCTGCTTTCAACATGGATAAGGCTGACTTCATTGGCCGCGTTATCACTGTCGATAACTTCGATATCTATGACGATGACGGTAACCTGATTACCGACGGTTCAGCTATCATTGGTTTGATCTGCGATCGCAGCTGGTTCAAAATCAAATCACAGGATATGGCTCTTGATATGTGGTTCAACCCTAACAACCGCAGCTGGCAGTATTATCTCAACGTTGTTAAGATGTACAATTACAGCTTGTTCGCAAATGGTGTCATTCTTGCAACTTCGATGCCAAGCGTTCCTGCAACTGCTGTTACGGCCGCTCCAAAGAACGTTTCTATCAAGGCTGGTGAAAAGGCTATCGTAACTAGCACGCTTACCCCTGTGAACTCGACTGCAACGATTACGGCTGCATCGAGCGCAACTACTTACGCTACTGTTGCTGTAAGCGGTAACGCTGTTACCATTACTGGCGTTGCTGAAGGTTCTGCAACGGTTACTATCACTGCAACCAACGCTGATGAGACTACTGTAACTGACACTGTTTCTGTTACTGTTGCTGCTTAATTGATTAAATAGCAGACATAATCCCCTTGTGTTAAACGAGGGGATTTTGTTTTATAATAAAATTATGATAACTCCAAACACTGATTTAATATTACTCAAGTGTCCAATTGAATTGGATCAAACAAATCAGCTTACTTTTGCGAACGCTACGGCACAATTTAATTATTTCAATTCCCTTCCGAAGATTGAACGCTCACAATTTACTTACCAGCGTAAAGATCAAACAGTACGTTTTGATGCTAATTTTGATGACGTTCTAACTTATAACTATTGTATGTATCGCAATAGCTCATACTCTAATAAGTGGTTCTATGCTTTTGTATCCAATACTAAATATATCAACGATAGTACAACAGAGGTAACACTTAAAACTGATGTGTGGCAAACATGGCAGTTTGATTTGAATTTCAAGCAATCGTTTGTCGCGCGCGAACATACTAATAATGATGCTATTGGCGCAAATGTACTTGATGAAGGCTTGCAGTGCGGTGAGTATGTCATTAATAGTGTTTCTGAAGCTCAGTATGCAGGCGGAGCTTCAGATTGTTATATTGTTGTTCAGTGTTCAGATTTAACTAAGAAATTACTTAAACGAGGTAGCGGTTTTCCTGTTGGTAACAAGATAGGTGGAGTTCCGCAGGGCTGCTATATGTTCTTGCTCGATGCGAATGATTCAAATAATATTAAGAATTTTACGCGCTTCTTTGATGCCTTCGGTATTGGTGATGCAATTGTATCGATGTATTTGATGCCAAAATCTTTTGCGCCAAATCCAGCTGGTTTTAGTTATGAAGAAACTGATGATCTTGGTGAAAAATGGAGCTTCGATTATTGGATAATGCCAACATCTTCGGGTGTTACAACTTTGTGGGATTCATATTTTGTAAAAAACAGTACAATTAACGGATATGTGCCGAAGAATAATAAATTATGGTGTTATCCGTATAATTACATGCTTATGAGTAATAACGATGGCGATAGCGCAATATTCCACTGGGAAGATTTCTCAAGTAATCAGGCACAATTTAGCGTGATTGGTGTTCCAACGCAGGGCTGCTTAATCAAGATACTTCCGAAGAATTACAAAGGTCAGCCAAGCCGTCATACGGGATATATCTATTCCCTTAATGCTCGTTCTTTACCTCTAGTTTCTTGGAATTCAGATTATTACCTTAACTGGCAGGCTCAGAATGGTATTAGAAGCGGCACACGCGCTACGGCTGAGTATTATAGCGATTACGCTGCAGCTGGTAAAGAGGTAGCAAACGGTGCTGAAATTACAGGCGCAAACATTGCTGAAGGTGCATCACGCACTCTAGCTTATGTTGGCCAAACGATTAAATCACTTTTTAATGAAGTAAGTGGCGGTTATACGGCTCAGCTTGAACCTGATCAAATGAAGGGTCAAGCTAATGGTGATTTGAACTTCTCTTATGGCCGTATGACATTTACTGAATATGATATGAGTATTAAGGCCGAAGTAGCACGCTCTATAGATAATTACTTCTCTATGTTTGGATACCGTACAGATAAAATGAAAGTGCCTAATATTACTGGCCGCGCTAACTGGAATTTCGTTCAGACACAAGGTTGTAATGTTATCGGTAATATTCCTCAGCTTGATCTTCAGGAAGTGAAGGATATGTTTGATAGAGGTATTACCTTCTGGCACAATCCTGCTACATTCGAAGATTATTCACAAAATAATAATATAGTTTAGAAAGGAAACTATGGGTAAAGCAAAGAAAAGAACAGCGCTTGAAGATGCAATACTTCTCAACAATGCTACTTATTTCGATTATCTAGATCGCGTGAAGAAAATCGCGCTGTCTATTTTCGAATGGGTTAACTTGCCTGAATCGATGGATTCGCGCTATCTTGAACGCTGTCTTTATTACACTGGTTCGGCAGGCCTACTGCATGATCCTACGTATGGTTTTATTAATACTAAAGCCAGTTGCTCAAACAATTTAAACATTTACGGACTTCCAACAGAAATAACCTGTTACAGTTATAGTTTTAAAGATGTTAGACGAGTATATAACGGTATTACTGCGCCTGAAAACGATATCGATTCAGAAGCTATCCTAGTGCTTAACACTTGGGATATGTTACCAACAGCGAATAGCATAGAGCTATTTTGTATGCGCCTAGCCGAAGCTCAGAGGATTATAGATATTAATATCAAAGCACAGGCCACGCCATACGTTGTCATGACTGACGAAAACGAACGTCTATCTATGATCAATGCTTACCAACAAGTAGATAAGAACTCTGCTGTTATTTTTGGTAAGAAGGGTCAGTTTGAAACAGATTCAATTAAGACTATTAACACTCAAGCTCCATATGTCGCAGATAAAATTCAAGGGTATAAACGAGATATTTGGAACGAGATGCTCACATACTTGGGCGTGGATAACATTGAAGAAAAAGCCGAACGCTTGGTTGCAAGCGAAGTTGGTGGTAACAACGAATTAGTAAACTTAAACCTTATGAGCTACTACGCTCCGCGCAAGAAGGCTGCCGAACAGTTCAATGAGAAGTATGGCTTAACAGGTGATCAAGCCGTTGAAGTCAAGTTACGCTCTGATGTTCAGAATCTTATCAAGCGCGTTGAATCCGTTGTTGTTGGTGATTACTTCGGCGAGCAACAAGTTAAAGACGTTATCGCAAACGATATTACGGGAGAAACAAATGGCGAAGTATAGTATTGAACTCAGAAAAATCTGTGATACTCTTGGCGAAGATGAAGTTCGTTCGTGGTTCATGGATTACGATTTATCTAACTTCTTAACCTTTGACGAAATCAAAGTTATTGAAGAACGTGGTACATGGAATAAGCAGCGTTTAGCTCAGAAGATTATCGACCATTATTATATGGAAGAAATCGGTGTCGAAACTGTTGCACTGTTTAAGCGCCGCGTTAAAGTTGCTATGCAAGAAATCATGGAAGAAAAAGCTCCGTTGATTTATTCTGCAGCCATCGCTTACGATCCACTAGTAAACGTTGATTACACTGAAACTTATGAAGGCGAATCTAAGATGGATTCAACCAGCGAAGGTCATGCTAATAGTGGTTCGAGTGGCCTAACGGTTAATTCTGATACCCCTCAAGGTCAAATTAATAAACAGGCTATCTTGAACGGTTCTTATGCTTCTTCGACTTCGGCCGACGAAATCGAGGATGAATCTAGTTCTACTTCAGCAGGCAGTAATGAAGGTACAAATAGTTACACCAAACGCGTTAAGGGTAACTCAGGCGTTTCTGCGACGGCTCAGAAAATGATTGAGCAATACCGCGAGAATATTATCATGATTGATCGTGATATCATCAAGGACTTAGCCAAGTTGTTTATGACAATTTATTAGTATAATAAAAGTATGAAAGGATTAAATTATGGGAATTAAACACTCACGTCCAGTGCCACCATTTATGAGGTACTGCTCTGCTATCATTCCAACTATGTTTGATGATAGCCTAAGTTATTACGAAGCACTTTGTGCTTTGAACCGTTTTATCCAAACGAACCTTGTAGAAGTAATCAATAATAACGCGACTGTTACTCAAGAATATATACGTCTAACAAATGAGCTTAAAGAATTTGTTGAAAACTACTTCGAAAACCTTGATGTTCAAGAAGAGATCAACAATAAACTTGATGCAATGGCTGAAGATGGTACTTTACAAGAAATCATCGGTTCTTATCTAAACGCTACAGCTGTTTGGGGTTTTGATACAGTATCCGATATGAAGGCAAGCACTAATCTAATCGCTGGTTCATTCGCTCAAACGCTTGGTTACTATTCTAAAAATGATGGCGGTGGTGCATTATACAAGATTCGTGAAGTCACTAATGATGATGTTGTTGATGAGTCTTTTATTATTGAAATCACCGCTGATCATCAAAACACACTAGTTGCTGAATTGATTTATGGTAGCGAAATTAACATCAAGACTTTGGGCTGTACAACGGATATTTCATCTGATGTAGACAATGCCTCAATTATAAATAATGCAATTCAGAATAAAACTAAGAATATCGTGATTCCATCTGGCGAATTTATTGTAAAATCGCCTATCAATGTTACTAGAGATGAAACTGAAATCAGAGGTCTTGGTGGTTCTAGGATCGAGGCTGACGAATCAACATTTACAGGCACTAAGGTTATCAATGTAACTGGCCAATACGCTAAGATGAACAATCTTCATGTACATTGTACATCGGCAAATCAGACACTTATAGCTCTATACATTGATGGTTTTAACTGTTATGTAGATAACGCTATTCTGAGCGGAACTGGCGAATATGGTTTATACATCAATAAAGAAGAGGCTCGTATCTATAATTCAAAAATTAGAGGTTTCAAAAACGGTGTCTTAATTGAAGCTCCTGATTCTTACTTTGAAGATATATATATCGAACAAAATACTAATAATGGTTTTATAGCTCACATAGGTAGTATTGAAGCACATCATATTCACTCCTACTATAATGGTAATCGTGGCTTCTATATGTCTAACGCTTCTCACTCAAATTTTTATGGCTTGTATGCAGACAAAAATGGCGGAACAAGTTTCGAGTTGAGAAACTGTGGCTCATGTAACTTCTACGCATGTTGGGCTTATTACACCGGTAGAACAACAAGTAACTCTTATGGTTGGCAAGTTGTTGAGTGTTATGATACTAACTTTATGGGCTGTAAGTGTCAGGCTGATCAAAGTGGCACAACAAAATCTTGGCTTCTATATAATTCTAGATCCAATCTATATGGCTGTACTGCTGAAAATACCAACTATCAAATTAGTGGCGACAATCTGAATAGTTTTTACTCATGTGCAGGTTATCTTGCCAAATTAAATGGTATTGATAGGTCTAACTTACTAATTCCACTAACTACATTAACTGCTTCAACCACAACTAGCTTATCTATTCCGTTGGGCAAAATGCCTAATATCCAAGATTATAACAACAGAGATTATGTAGCTAAAATTAACCTTAGAGGTGTAACAGGCACATACAGCGACTTAATTGTTGCTTTAATCTCAGTTGGAAACAATGCACCAACTAGGATAACACAATTAAATGGTGATAGTCATGTTGTATTAACTTCACCAACTGTGAGTGTTGACGCTAATAACTTGGGTACTCTTTCTATAACTGCTCAAAATCTGGACAGTTTTAATACTGGTGCAAGTGGTATACTTGAAACTAACCTTACTGCAAGAGGTGGCGAATAAAACAATTATCCACAGGGTTATCCACACCCTGTGGATGTTTAAATTTATAGATAAGCTTGTTGTAATATTTACAAACCTACTTGCAAAATTACGCTCAAAAAATTAGACTAAAAATAGCAAGATAAATGAAAGGAACAAGAACAAGCATTATACATATTAATCACTCACCCAAATTACCATATCAATATTTAAATCTACTAATAAGGAATTCAAAAATGGAAAACAACGAATTAACAATTGCAAATCCAGCAGCAACCAACAAGAGCTACTGCTCAGTAAAGGCCGAAACTCGCGCTGAAAAAATCAAACTATTCAACGCCCTCAAAGAATGTGATTTTAAGCTTAACGATGTCGTCGGAACTACGATTGCTGTTAAAGATGTATTCTTCCAAGAATATGAAAAAGAAGATAAAGAAACTGGTGAAGTACGCCTTGGTCATCGCACTATTCTATTCGCAGAAGATGGTAAGACTTATGTAACTGCATCTAACTACCTTTACAATATTCTCAGACAAATTCTCTCTGTTTTTGGTACTCCAAACACTTGGAGCGAACCACTTAAAGTTGAGGTTGCAAAGCAAACCCTCAAAGACGGTAAATCTTCTTTGACTCTCAAGCTAGTTGAAGAATAAATAACCCCTTAAAAAATATCCACCCTAATGCGATAAGGGTGGATATTTTCTTTGAAAACCAATTTAAATAGATTAAGGATATTATATGGCAATTCGTTACGATAAGCAACTGAAGAACGAAATTTACAAAGCTGTACGTTCGTTCAACGCTAAAGTTAGCCGCCTTGAAAAGAAGGGAGTATCTGCTGCGCTTTTGCCTGATCGTATTTCTACTAAATCATTGAAGGCTAATTACTCAAATAGGCACGCACTACGCGCTGAACTTAAAGCACTGCAAGAATTCTCATCTCGCGGCCAAACCTTCCGCAGCGAAGGCGGCGTTACTGGTACTAATATGTTGTTTCAGTATAACAAGAAGCGCGCAAATAAGGCCGTTAGACAGCTTCAGAAGGAGCTTAACGCACTTAATCAGATACCTACGCGCTATCCGATGATGAAAAGTGAATCAGCGTCGTTACTTCAAACTAAGATTAATTACTTAAAGCGCGATATCTATAAACTAGATATTAAACAAATCAATATCTTGATCAGAAACACTGAAGTTACAAATAAATACAACGAAAAGAATACGCTGTTTCATAATAACTTCAATAAGATGCTCATGGCCACAGCTTATAGAGCAGGGCTAAGCGATACATTTATTAAACGCTTGCAAAATAAGATGGATCAAATCGAACCTAATAAACTGCTAGAGCTTTACCGTACTGTTCCAGCATTTACTATGGTAACTGAAAAATACCAAGGCCAAAAAGATGGCGTAAGCGAAGATGACGGTGAAACTCAAGACGTATATGATGCAATAGAAGCAAAGATTGACGAGGTTCTAAGTGAGGAATAATCATGCGCAAATTCACAGCGGACTTCGAAACCACTACCGATCCGAATGACTGTCGCGTATGGGCTTATGCAATCTGCGAAATTGGCGATCCTGATAACTTCCAATACGGTAACAGCATTGATGACTTTATGAAGTGGTGCGCAGGCAAAGAGAATTACCTAGTACTATTCCATAACCTCAAATTCGACGGCGATTTTATCTTGAACTGGCTGCTCAAGAATGGTTATGAATATATCCAAGATAAAAAGGATAGAAAAGACCACAGCTTTACCACCCTTATTACAGATATGGGAGCGTTCTACGCTATTGAGGTTTACTTCACTGTTAAAGGTCATAAGACTAATAAAGTTACGTTTCACGACAGCTTGAAGTTACTTAACTTTAGTGTCGATGAAATCGCGAAATCTTTTGATCTTCCGATTCACAAGCTTGAGCTCGATTACACTGCAAAGCGCGAAGTCGGCCACGAGCTAACAGAGCACGAAGTGGATTATATCCGTAACGACGTCGAGATTATGGCACGCGCCCTAGATATTTTGTATCAGCGCGACATGACTAAGATGACAGTCGGTGCTAACGCGCTCGATTCATTCAAAAAGATGTGCTCAGGTTTTAAAAATTACTTCCCTGAGTTGCCTATCGACGTTGATGCAGATATTCGCAAGAGTTACAAGGGTGGCTTTACATACCTCAGCCCTAAGTACAAAGAGAGCGAAACAGGCGCAGGTCTAGTGCTAGATATTAATTCCATGTATCCAGCCATGATGTGCCAGCGTGAGCTTCCATACGGCGTGCCTGAGCCGTTCGAAGGCAAATATGAATATGATTCACTGTATCCTCTATACGTTCAAAAGTTCAACTGTGTCTTTAAAGTTAAACCTGATCATATTCCATCAATTCAGCTAAAGAATCACATGAGCTTTATCCCTAACGAATACCTTGAATCAAGCAACGGTGAAATCGTAAATATGACGCTCACAAATCCTGACTTTGAGCTATTCCTAGAGCAGTATGACGTAGATATTATTAGCTACGACGGCGGCTGGAAGTTCAAGAAAACCAAAGGCTTATTCACAGGCTATATTAATTACTGGACTGAAGAAAAGATTAAGGCCAAGAAAGAAGGCAACAGGCCGCAATATTTGCTATCTAAACTCATGCTTAATAATCTATACGGTAAGCTTGCGACGAACCCTGTCGGCCGTCAGAAAATGCCAGTGCTAGATAGTATCGGCAAAACTGCGTACGAGTTTCTGCCAACTGAAGAGAGAAAACCTCTATACATTCCAGCAGCTACCTTTATTACTTCATACGCGCGCAAGTATATTATTGAAACTAGTCAGATGATCCGCGACTGGAGCAAAAAGTACAAAGGTAAAGACTGCTATGTATATTCAGATACAGATTCGATTCACTGCTTACTCGATGATGAAGATTTACTGGATATCGCAAAGTATATTAAAATCGACCCTTATGAGCTCGGCGCTTGGGATTGCGAATCACACTTCACTCGCGGTAAATACCTCAGGCAAAAGTGTTACATTGAAGAAATCGACGGCAAGATTCATTCGACGATTGCCGGCCTTCCGAAGAAGCTCGCGCCACTTATTACCTTCGATAATTTCCGCATCGGCTTTACGACTGAAGAACTAGATCCTAAAGAAATAGCCAAATACGGATCTAAATTGCGCTACAAGCATGTTGAAGGCGGTGTGGTGCTCATTCCTACTGATTTCACAATAAAATAGCGGAGGATAAAACCTCCGCTGTTTTTAGGTGATATGCGCTTGTACTTTACCATACTTGGCTGCCTGATCAACAACCATGAGTGCTACTCTGAGCGATATTTCGCCATATATGAGCGTTTTAACATGTAAGTCAGTAACATTTACACCATAGCACTCTACGTCATGCCAGAGAGCCTTAGAATCGATTCTACCTGCAATCTCAACGTATAAATACACGTTCATAATATCACCACCTTTCAATGTACGAAGCGATTGCTTATGAATATATTATAAACATAAAACCGCCCTAAGGCGGTTCTAGTTTTTGCTCTGCTGTTTAGTTGTAGCGACTCGATATTGCGAAAATCGTAGATTCCATAATCCAGTCGTTCTGTTGTAAAATGATTGGACTAATTTGAATATAATATATATGAAAAAATCAAATAATGAATTTGAAGAAGCATTAGATCGCTGGTTTAAATTCGTAGAAGAATATAATAAAGAATCTACAGTTCCCTTAAGTTATGTAATGCTTCCTAACACTAATCAAAGTTACCGAACGTACGGTTCGCCTTCAGGTTGTATTAAGTTATCTAAGCGTGAGCTAAGAAAAGCAGGCGTGTTATAATACTGTTAGGATATGCGGATTTAAAGATACTTCAAGGTTTTAAGTCAGGGTCATTCCAAGCGAAGAGCTTGCCTGCGCCTTGGACGTTGCGAATCAGCGGGATTATCTATCCGCATAATCCGACCTAGTGTTATGAATGAAAACAAGAAAATTTGGTTTGATCTGGATAGATTACTATCCTACAATGCTACCCTTAACTTCGTCATCGCAGAGCGTGGCGTTGGTAAAACCTTCGGTTGCAAGAAAAAATTTCTAGAACAGTTCCTGAAAAAAGGCGAAGAGTTTGTATATATTCGCCGCTATAAGACTGAGCTAGAGATATCTTTCGAAGGATTCTGGACGCAATTGCAGGATAATAATTTATTCACTGATCATGAACTTAAAGTGAAGACTGCTAAAAAATCCATCACTAAATTTACTTGTGATGGTGAGGTGTGCGGCTATGCTATTCCACTATCTACTGCGAATATCTTAAAGTCCTCAAGCTTTTCTAAAGTTAAATATATCTTCTTCGACGAATTCTTGATAGATAACGGAACTTACAGATACCTCAGAAACGAGGTAATTCAGTTCCTCGAGGTCATTGAAACAATCGCGCGCCTTCGCGACGTACGCGTTATTCTAGCTGGTAACGCTATATCTATCGTGAATCCATATTTTGAATTCTTTAATATTGGCCTGCCATATAACTCAGAATTTAAGACGTATAAAGATGGTGAAATCTGTGTGAATTATGTGAAGAATCAGGCGTATCGTGATATTAAGAAGGCCTCACGCTTTGGTAAGCTTATCGAAGGTACTGAATATGGTAAATATGCCATTGATAATCAATTCTTACGCGACGATAAAGCCTTTATCTGCAAACGCGATCCACAGGCACGTGTATTCTCTACAATTATTCTGAATGGCCAAAAATATGGAGTTTGGAAAAACTGGAAAACTGGTCATGTGTATATTAGTAAAGACTTCGAGCCTTCTAATCCCTGCGTATTTGCCTTTGATTTAGCCGATCACACTGAAGACACTATATTTACTAAAGCACGCAACTCAACGTGGTTTAAGGCCGTTATAGAAGCATATAAGCTGGGTTTGTTACACTTTGAAACACAGTCACAGAAAAAAGCATTTATTGGAATCATTGGACGTTGTATAATTTAAATAGTAATTATAGTTCCATCACCTGCTATTAATTACTGTACTTTATACAATGCAATAAAAGAACACTACTTACTTTCATTTATTTGCAGAGGCGCGTACCTCTCTTAGTGTTCAAAAATAAAAATGTAATCATCATGCAAAATACCACCTGATATTCTTAGGTGGTATTTTGTTGGTTAGTTTATTTCTTTTTCAATTCTCCAATTTTAGCATCAAGTTTAGCCATATAAATCATTAAACATATTTTCAATTTCATCTATGTCTTCATCGGTATATTTGCCATCTTGATATAGTAACTTATTACAAATATCCGATGCTAATTTAATTGATTTAGTTTTGCGCCACTGCATAAGCATTTTATAAATTCTATATTCAATATTCATTTCACTTAATCTCCTTCCATTCTCAATTGCAAAGACTTGGCCATTTACTGTCTTCACATCCATACTTTTTTCTTTTGCATTTACGCCGTTATTTATTGCATATATAGCACACTCAATTGCATTATAATCTCCTAAACTTACGTGGTATGCCATTCTTCCTTCTCTCTTTGCATTTTTCTGTTTGGGAAATTTCTTTCAATAAGCTCCATAGCGACTTTACTTTTCCAATTCTTCGCTGCAATTATGTTCTTTTAACCATAATTCTGAACTTTTTGATTTTCCAACTATTGATCTATATTCATGATATCTGCGTTCCTGCTCCCATTCTTTAGCCGTTAGCAATTTGGCATCTTCAGATGATACACCCCATTTTCGCCTTGTTTGCTCATCTTTAATGCTATCTGTAATTATTCTTAGTTTGATATTTAATTCTTCTAGCCCTTCTCTGAGCAAATCCATTTTTCTTTCAAGCTCCTCAATTCTATCATAGGCGTAAGCTTCTAAATGTGTCATTCTTTATCCTTTCAATGTCTTCTTCAAAATATAACCTGCGCTTATAAATAATGTTGTTAAGTCCATTAGAACTCCTCTCCGCAGAGTTCGGTGATGGGGACTGTTTCCCCTTTATAGTCCTTGCTAACCGTTTCAAAATAATCAGCGTGAATCTCAATTTCCCACGAACATCCATTCTCGTCTAGACCTATGATCGAAAGCCAGCTTGGTTCAATACCTCTTGCCTCGTTGCTAGTTACATTAACACGGGCTTTTTTAATCTTGTTGAATGTTGCCCAATCTCGAGCAAACTTCCGGATTTTCTCGTCTTTAATTAGGAGCTCGGCTGGCTTGTAATCTTCCCAGTCGTTATTGAATTCTGCAAGTGTATCGTAATAATAAAGATTCCCACATTCTTCCTTTATTTCATAATATGGACCATCATTCGACACAACTTTTAGAAAATCGCCCCTTTCTTTAATACACTCGATGTCAAATTCTCCTACATGCCCTGTCTTTTTATTGCGTAGTTTCATCTTAAATACCTAACATATTAAATTTAATAATTAAGCGTCGTCGTTCATTGTTTAATTGCCTTTGGGTATAACCTTTATATCCAGCGGCTACTGTGCGCTCATGGTTTGATCCAAAACCTTTATTTGGGTTTTTTACTTTACCACCTATTGCTCCGATTCGTTTATAAAAGTCTTCACCATGTTTAAGTTTATTTGTTGCGGCACATTTTAGGCCACCTGATTTAGTTCCACTCATATTAATACTCTATAAATTCATTCCATTTATTTGGTGCTGGTTGGGGTTTTAATTTGGGTTTGCTTACGCTGCTTTTCAACTTCATGTTTAATCTTAGTATATGCTTTTTTGTTAGCGTTTAATATTTGCTTCAATTCTTTTTGTTTAAAACTAGATAACTTACGGGTTTTATATTCTTTGTATGGGAATTTTTCAACGATCAGGTACGGTTTGCTTAGGGAATCTTCGCACAACTTGCCACTTAGATTTTCAATAAACTGTAATAGATTAAGTTCTAAGGGGTTTAGGTTTATAATAAGTGATGTTTCGGATTCTAAAGGACAATTTAAGGTTACAATATAGGTATCTTTATCGTTTGGGTACATTATTCACCTTCTTTCTCTTTAGCGGCCTTGTAAGCGGCTTTAAGTTTATTCAAAAGGGTTTCAACGTGATCATTATAGCGGCGGATTGATTCGTTGTATTGTTCGCTTCTTGATTCGTCGTAATCCATATACATCGTACCTTCGGCACTTATAAGTTCGTCTAGTTCGTCAATTGTTAGTCTTAGCGGGGTCAATTCTTCCATGTTATTTAATATCCTTGATTATTTTATTATTCTTTACTTTGTTCCATCTTGCTATAGCGGCCTTGCGGTTGCGATCGCTTAATTGTTGGGGTGTTAGCATGGCATTTGTGCGGCGTGCGGCCTTGCGTTGTTTATTTGCTAGTGCTTGCGCTTTTGCAGCCATTTCTGTTAAGGTTTCGAATTCATCGTGGGTTAAAATTACATAATGCTTTAAATTTTCGATAATATCCGTGGCGGTTTTAATAGATCGCGTGCGCTTATATTCTTGTAACATCATGTAAATATTTGGCGTTTTGTTTGTTTCATCTATATAAAAGCCTTCACGCTTTAGCGTTTCGATATATTCGGCCTTTAGTTTGTCTATATTGATCATCGTTTTACATTCCTTCTTTAATTTCAAAATAATCTAAACCATCGTAAAATTGTACGGTATATATTAAGCCGCTTGATTTAGTCTTTAATATTTCGATCGCGCGGCGACATTCGGCGATAATGTCTAAATTTTCAAGTGTGAAATCTATATCGTAATTTTTACATAAATCCTCTATCAATCCTTTAATGTTTGCGATATGTTGTGCGACGGTGGCCGTCACTGGTTCGGTGTAATCCATGGTATTTAATCCTTCCTTAAATTAATGTGTTAATTTTAGCCCACTTGTAAAACGTTGCTAATTCACGATCACTTGAAAGAATATCCTGGCGCACGTGATTGCATAGAATTGCCAGCGGCACATTTTTCTTTAGTAGTTTTTCGCCCTGTTCTACATCATCACTTGTATAATTATCGTTATTATATAAATCTTTATAGATTACATTAAATGATTCTTTAAGGTTTTTAAAATAATCGTTGTACATTGTGGTTTCCTTTCATTTATTTGCTTTATGGTTATATTATACATGATAGCGTGGTATAATGTCAATAGTTTTTATGAATTTTCTTTAATAAAATTGCACATATCTTTAAAATATCCATATCTTAATAATGTTACACTTTCAAACGCTGGCGTAACATAATTTATAGATTGTTTTGGATAATTTGCCACAAATTCAACATAATTTTGTTGTCTATTGTTATCATGTTTAATTGCATACCAAACTTTTGGCGCAAATTCTACTAATTCCGATCCGGCCGGCTTTTCTAGCCATTTCTTAACAAGCGCATTTTGTAAATTTTTATTAAATTGTCCTGTAACTTGATCATATGCTTTATTTGAATATTCTACAAAAATATACGTATTTCCGCCGCTTAAAATTTCGCCTGTACGTTCATCACGATCTACACATTCAAACTTTTTAGCTAGTTTTTCAACATCATCAATATTTATATGCGCTTGATTGATTTCAATATTAAACGCGTCCGAATACATGCATTTTTGTTTACGTACGGAAATATCGGACGATTTGCAATTTAGATTAGTTACAATATATTTTTTAATTTCTTTGCTTTGCATGTTATTAGATCCTGTTTAGTATTGTTATTTATTCGCCCATTTAGCTGGCGTTTCCTTCGCTTGTTAGCTTTCATTTATTTGCTTAACTGTCTTTATTATACACGATAGCGTGGTATAGTGTCAACAATATTTTGTTGTTTTATTTACAACATATTTATACATTTTACGACATTAAGGCCTTATAGATCATGATATTTATTATTTATTCACGATAGCGTGGCATAATGTCGCAAAATATTCATTTTACGACATTAAGGCGCTGGATTCATGGCACTTGACATTTTGGGGAAATGTGGTGGGGGAGGGGGGAAATTACT